AAAAAAGAAAATTTCCCTATATGTAGGGGTTTCCTAGTCGAAAATAAGAGTTACTCTCATACTGTTAGACAAAAAATTATAAATAATGCCAACTGCATCACCAGAACCAAATAATCATTTAAAACCCGGAGAGATTAATTTTGATTTAATCCCTAAAGATTGGGCTCTTACTCCATTACAAGGTAAAAGGGCATATGTAGCTGGGTGGACTACTCAACCATATTCAATAGAAGAGATAAAACGTGAGTTTGATCAGGGAAAGGCAACAGGGATTGGATTAATTACAGGTGTATGGTCAAACAGCGGTGGTTTAGTTTGGGTAGATATAGATGGCACAGATGCGATAAAAGACCTTGAAGAGCTTGCAGGAGCTCCTATATCGGGTGCTTTTCCACCAACCCTTACTATTTCATCTGGAAAACCAGATAGGCAGAGAATGCTTTTCAGTGTACCAGCTGCAAAATTAAATTTATTACCTGATAAAGCAACGATAAAAATAGGTATTCCTTGTTTTGAAATCTTATTTAGATCTAGACAAGGTGCAATAATGGGTAGTCATCCAGATACAGAAGGTTATTTTACAACTCAACATGGTGGATTTGAATTTGCAAAAAATCCTCCAGAAATGCCTGAGTGGTTATACGATGCAATAGCTAAGGCATATCCTTTAAATAAATATAAAAAACCAGTAAAATCAGGTATTGTAACCCAGCAAGTAAATTTAGATTATGAGGAAGGATCGGAATATCAGCAAGAAGAATATGTTAATGAAGCAAAAATTTATCTAGATCATTTAAATCCTGAAAGATCGGCTGATTATGATGACTGGTTAAAGGTAGGTATGAGTCTTAAACAAGTAGATGAGGCTTTACTTGGTGATTGGATTGATTGGTCAAAACAAGCAGAGAATTTTCAAGATGGGGTATGTGAAAAGAAATGGGATACATTTGAAGTCGTAGAAGGTGGTCCTGCCCCAGAAAATCGTTGTGGTTTACATCATCTTCGAGCTATGGCAAAAGAAGACGGATATATAGACGTAGGAGGCTTTGTTGTTGAATCGGCAGATGTATTAGCAGAAAAGGCTAAAAAAGCATTTCAACAAGATAATGCTGAATTACCCATGCCATTTGTAAATCAAGTATTAACCGAGTTAATAGGCGAACCTACAAAGAAAGAAAAATTAAATATAAAAGAAAAAATTAGCAACAAAGGAAGACCTAAAACTGCACCGGCTTCGGAATTAGCTGAAATGGTTACAGGAATGGTTATTGAATGTGGTTGGAGATATGATCCTAAATATGATACATTTATGTTTTACCAATCTAAAAAGGGAACATGGCGAAGAGAAGAATATAAAGATGAATATAAACATTTTGTTCAGGATTTATTTTTAAGAGAAAGTATACCAACCCCAGGTGGCTTTACATCTCATCTTTTATCTGATGTAACAAATTTAACAAAAGCTTATATTACTCAACCTTATTGGAATGATGATCCTGACAAATTAGCTTTTCGTAATGGTGTCTTAGAAATGAGCACATCAGAGTTTCTCCCACATGACCAAGAAAATTATCTAACTTGGGGTTTAGATTTTGAGTATGATCCTAACGCTGAATCAGGACCTATAATTCAATGGTTAAGGAAAACTCAATACAATGATGAGGAAAGAGTACAAGTATTAAGAGCATGGTTAAAAGCATGTTTAGTAGGGAAAGGCCATGAATTACAACGATTCTTGGAAGTTATTGGCCCTGGTGGTAGAGGTAAATCAACCTTCGCTAATTTATGTTGTGCTTTAATTGGTAATGGTAATTATGCATCTACAACATTAAATCAATTAGAGCAAAGTCGTTTTGAAATTGCTTCTATCAAAGGTAAAAGACTTACTTTGATTAATGACTCAGAAAGATATGGAGGATCTGCACAAATATTCAAAGCTTTAACAGGAGGAGATAATTTAAGATTCGAAGAAAAAAATAAAAATGTTGGAGAGCCTTTTGTATATACAGGAATGGTTATGGTTTGTGCCAATGAGCCAATACAAACGACTGATAATACCTCTGGTCTTACAAGAAGAAGATTAACTGTTGAATTTAACAGGCCACTTTGGGATAAAAATTCTGAAGCAGTAGAGATGATAAAACTTGAAAATGGCGAGGTAAAGGGGTTATGGAAGTCTTATTTACCAGGATTAGTTAATTGGGTCTTACAAATGGAAACTAAAGAAATGAGAGAATATTTACTTGATACTTATGAAAAAGTTGATCATTTAAAAGCTGTAAGAAATAGTATTCTTTTAACTAGTAATAATTTAGTTGAATGGCTACAGTCTGAAGTAGTTCATTCACCAGAGTCAGTATCCGCTGTGGGTAAAAAAATCCCAGCTGCTAAAGATTCTAAGGAAAGATATGTAAATAGTAATTTTCATCTTTATGCCTCATATTGTTCATATTGTGAAGATACAGGTTCTAAGCCAGTAGGTCAGAAAAGATTTATAGCCCTTTTATTAGATTGTTGTAAAAATCAGTTGGGAATGAAAGAAATAATTAGCTTTAGTAAAAAAGGAAGACCATTTATAAAAGGATTGGCAATAAGAAATTCTGACGAAAAATTTAAATCCTCAGTAACTATACTCCCAGAAAGACAATCACAGTAAGAGATATAAATAAAACTAATAGTATACATTATTTTTGTTAAGTAATATTAAGTACTGTTACAAAATGTAACAAGTGTAAAATATAAAGAAGATATAAATACCTAATGACAACAGTTACAGAAAGTGGCAATCGCCAAAACATCTATTCTATTGAGCCACATACTGAGATAGATCCTAATTATAAGGGTTATCCAGAAGAGGCTGAAAAAGCTAATGGACGTTGGGCAATGATTGGTTTCGTGGCTTTGATAGGTGCTTATTCAACAACCGGTCAGATTATTCCAGGAATCTTCTAAGGAGACTTGGATGAAAATCAATTCCCAATTTACAATTACTCAAAGGTACAACATCATGACTCCTGAAGCAGAAAGATTTAACGGCTGGGCAGCAATGCTTGGATTCGTAGCAGCAGTTGGTGCATACGCAACAACAGGTAATATAATTCCTGGCATATTCTAATGGATAACAAGGATATTTTTTTTAAAGCACAAGGCCGAGCAGCAATGATGGGTTTTGTGGTTATATGTACAGTCTATGGCTTTACAGGACAACTAATCCCAGGATATGTGTAATGGACATTCAATCTTATACAAAACCAGTTGAAAAACAAAAAATAATTGCTGAGAGATTAAATGGTCAATTAGCAATGTTAGGTGTAGTTGCTGCAGTTGGTGCTTATCTAACTACAGGACAGCTAATTCCTGGTTTTATTTAATGATATTAGAAAATTCATATCTAATATCCTCCTCTACAGCAGCCTTATGGGTCTTTTATCCCATAGGTTGTTTAGTTTTAATAGAACTAATACTACGTGCAATTGATGGCGATGATGACGACGATCAAGGCGGTGGTATTATGACTCCCATTTATCAAAAAGCAAAATGAATCATCTTCTTTTTACAACTTTAATTTCCTTATACATTTTTACTAATGTAGGATCAATTGTATTTGCGTGACTAAAATTTTCTACAGCCCTTATTACTCATTATTTGAGTTTATTTTTTTTGTTATTGTTGGAACAATAGCAGGAATGAATGGTTTATTAGAAGTATAAATAATAAAATTAAAGATAATACTCTTTAAAAATGCAAACTTACAAATTAAAGAATTTACCTTTTTTTGTAGACGCTAAATTAGCCTTAGAAGATAAAAAAAATAAATTAGAAAAGTCTGAAAAAAAATGGTTTAAAGGTAGTAAAGATCGAGGATTAAAGTAATTATTTTTTATGTTTATGTTGTGGATAATCTTTCTCCATAGCTTGCTTTGATAAGTTAAACCTTTCTCCTCCTCCCTCATGACCATGAGCAATACCTAATTCATGCAATCTAGCATGCTCTTTGATCTCATCTTTTAAATTTTTACCACCCTTGCCAAAAGTCATATATAACCCATAAAGGATCAAAAATATTAATAATACTCCAATAAATAAAGCAAAAGCTATACCCTGTCCTAAATTTCCATGCGGAATTAAAGTATCCTTACATTTAGCAATTTTATCAGGGTCAGTCCAAGTTCCTGGCAATGTGTATACAGGAGGGCAAGATAAAAAAAGGTTCATAATTTAATTTTTTTTAATTCTTTTGTAAGAATTGTCCAAGCACCTTCTGATGCTTCTTGTAATGGTTTTTCTGTTTTAAAGATAAGAAGTAACCTATGATTAGTTTCTTCTAAATCGTATAAATCAACCATCTCTTTATATAATATTTGAGTAATCCTTAAATGCAATGCTAAATGCCAACAAATCACGTTAAATAACATAGCTTTTTAAATTTATTTAATACTACTAAGCAGATTCTAAAGTTTCAACTTTTGTAATTAGTTCCTGTACAGCAGCAGTAAGTAAGGGAACAAGTTTTGCAACATCTAAGCTTTGCATGACTGGATCTCCCTTTTTCTGTCCCATATCACCATCTTCTGTACGTACTTCATCTTTTACTCCTGTAACTGCTTCTGGTACGACTTCCTGTACTTCATGTGCAATAAATCCATCTTGTGTTAATGATGGAGTTGTTAAAAAATTAAATCTTGAAGGTTTTAAATTTTTTAATCTTGTTATTGCATTTGTTAAAGTAGTTATATTTTCCTTAAGCCTGTAATCAGAACCAGTACCATAAGAAACACTAGAACCGTTTGTTGTAATATCTGCTATTTGACCACCACCATTATAGTTAAATGAAACTAATGAACCTGTACTATCATTTCTTGCGACATATAATGCAGTACCATTATCCCTTGAGTGCATTACATAACCCACATGGTTTATATAATGTCCTGGGTCAGAATTATTACCAAAACCAGGGTTTGTTGTAGTAGTTGCTATAAAAATATCACCAGTACTATTGATACGCATACGTTCTGTTGCTGCGGTAAAAATTCTTAAATCATCTGTGGCGTGTCTGTAACTTATTTCTCCTCTAGCTGATTCACCTGAGCTTGTACCATCGGCAAAATAAATATTTCCACTTGTAGATGTACTTGATCGTATTGTCATTCCACAATGTCCACTTTCTGCAATCGTAAAATTATTTCCTCCTTCATGTGCTCCAACAGAAGTTGTACCTATAAGCACCCTTCCAGACGAGTCTATACGCATACGTTCTGTTTCGTTACCATTAGGTGCAGTTCTAAAAACTAAATTAGTGTTATTACCGCTTACACCTCCAGCAGTAACGATTGCATTACTTCCATTTACACCTAATGCACAATATTCACCACTTGTATCTTGACCACGAACTATTAAAATATTATCTTCATCCGCACCACGATGTATGTCAACAAAGTTAACTGGATCAGTTCTACCAATACCTATTTTTCCAGACGAATCTATACGCATACGTTCTGTATTGGCAGTATTAAATATTATTGCTTTAGAATGAGGATTATTTATAAACCCATCACCAGTACTTAAAACTGCAAGTTGGAATCCAGCATCTTCTCCCTCACCTGTTGTATTATTTGAAAGCTGTATTCCACAAGTAGAGCTAGCAGTATTATGAATTTTCATTTGTCTTCCACTAGTGCTTCTTAAATAAAGTATTGGATTAACACCACCCCCTGCATAACCAGTAGATCCAATATTTACAGATCCAGACGAATCTATACGCATGCGTTCTGTAGCAGTGCCACCAGTAGTTTTTGTAAGAAATTGAAAAATTCCTCCCCCACTAGATTCTGCTGCTTTTATTTGGCATAAATCTGAAACATTATTACCTTTAAAATCAATTCGTGGTGTATTGTTTGTCTTATTAAAAGAAATACTTGTTGTACCATCTGTAACATCGAATTTTGCAATTGGACTTGATGTGCCTATACCTACGTTGCCAGATGAATTTATTACTAATCTATCAGCACTACTATTAGTAATATCTTCTATTTGAAAAGAACCACCATCAACCTTGAGTCTGAAATCACTATTCGCATTTGAATCTGTAAAACCAATTCTTGGAACTGTTCCAGTTAAAGAAATTTCCCCTCCAGTAGTGCTAAAGCCACTAGCACCTAAAGATCCAGTTGTAGTTATATTTTGCGATCCAAAATCAGGAGATATTTTTGTTCCAGCTATTGCTGCACTATCATTTATATCTGCATTTACTATTGTTCCATCTACTGGATCAATTAATTGAGCCTTAGTCTGAGACATTTATTATTCAAACTTAATTATTAACTCAATTTTACGATGGCTTTATTTACGAAATCTGACTGTCTCTATCATTGGTTTACCTAACTCCTGCTTATATTCTCTCTCCATCTCAAAGTCATCTACGTCTGTTCCGGACTGACTAATTAGATTTCTACCTTTAACAAAACCAGATAAAAAAGTTTTACCTCCTCCGTTTGCCATTACAGCTGGAAAATCATTATCCATAAACATTTATTTACTCATTCTATTTAAAAAATCAGCAACCCTATCACCAACTGGTGTCTCTTGTGATCTTGCATTCATGGGATTTGTATTCTCAGCAGCCAGCTTATTAGCCTGAAAATAAGGCTGACTAACCATATTTCCCTGATTCATAGTCTCCTGTTGTTTAAGTTTTGGATCTGACATAAGAGAACTTTGATCGAATCCAGCCTGCATTGAATATCCCGGCATTTAACTTTACAAAATTGTTATTTCAATAATATCATTGACAAGACTTCGAGGCTAGGCATGTGAGTGTACAGTTTTTTTAAACAGTCATCTACCTAACCCAAAACTTTGTATCTTATCTTTCTCCTTTTATATTCAAAAATAGTGGTAGGGTTAGTGCAAATATTTGTACTTTGCCTTTTAAGTAGCTTTATATGACTGAGGTTTGCTATGAACACCCAAGTCCCTAAAAAATATAGGTATTTTACTTATCTGCATGTAAGCGGTGGTTAGGTATGTGAGTGTACATAAAATTAAACAGTCATGCACCTAACCTCATCCTCTATAAAAGTAATATAAATAGGGAAATTTTTTTGGTATTTGGGTGTTCAACGATTGCCATTGCTATGAAAGGGTTGTATGCTTACGAATACACCTACCCCCTACTTTGCATGAAAAATAACGATGCCTTTTTATATAAAAATTTGACTGCATATGATCAGATATTATTTGTACGAGCATTTCAAACAGCATTAGAACACTTTGGTAAAGAATCTTGCTGGTGTTTAACCAAAATGAATAATGCTGGATTTAAAGGATTTACAACAAGTAAAAAAACAAAACTTATGTATAAAGGTCATGATGCCAGACCATTAATACTTAGTATGACAGGTAGAAATTATACAGAAGAAAATCCAATAATTGTAAAAAGAAGTGAATGTAAGTCTCAATATTGTCTTAATCCTGCACATTATTATTGGGGAACTAGAAAGGATGTGGCTTATGAAAATGCAAAAACTAATAATAAATCTATAGATGTTGACTTAATAAGTAAGTTGAGAACAGAAAGTAATAGTGGTGTCAGTAGTAGAAAATTATCCAAACACTATCGATTACCTTATCATTCGGTAAGAAGAATCTGTTCAGGAGAGACATATGAGAATGCCGAGGAAAAAGAAGAGCAATATAATGAAGAAAAGATTTGGTCTAATCTCTCAGATGTTTGTATAAATTTAATGAGAGCACATCCAAATGAAGCAAAAAATTTTAGAGGAGTCGTGACAGAAACTCAACACTATGAATGTCCTTGGCATATACAAGGTAACACTAAACATAAAGGTAACTTTGGAATAATGGGAGAGTGCCTAGATTGTATGCAAGAAATCAAAAAAGCTAGATGCACTGTAGATGTAAGAGAATTTGAAATGAAATGGTATTGGCAGGTAAAAAGATTTTGGGAACAGGTAGATATAAAGGGAGAAGATGATTGTTGGGAATGGAAGGGTGCAACCAGAAAAAATGGGACTGAATCTACAGCATATTTTCCTTCTCCTTTCCATTCAGGTAAAACTCAATCGGCACCACGAATTGCATTTTGGTTAAGCCGTGGATATACAGGTAAATATAGAATATTTAGTCAGCCGGAATGCAAAGCATTTTGCTGTAATCCAAAACATTTGATGATAAAAGGTTTAAGAGAAATACCTAAATGCAAGGCTATAAAAGAGATTAAGCTTCATCACGAAAATATTCTGCAGTATCATAGAGAAAGAAATAAACAAAGTTAAGGTGGCAAGATTTCTTACTACTATTCCAAGTAATTTAGGATTTTTTAATTTAGGTAAAGTCGAGTCATACCCTACAGGGGGTGGTGGACCTACAGCATATGGTCCGACATCTTATTTTGGATCAGATCCAAGACCTGCAGAACAAGGCGATAATTTAAATAATCCTATTGATTTAGGAGATTTTTCATCAATATTTAAAACACAAATAATATCTAATAGTCATGGAGGTTTATCTAGAAAACAAAGTACATTTTATGAAATGAGATTAACTCTACCTAGAACTGTTCAGTTTACACAAGAGTTTTCTCGTACATCCTATGAAGAACAAACTAATAGAAATACTTTGTTAGCCTTTTATCAAATAGATGAGAATGGTCACAGACAGGAATTACCTATAAATGATGAGGGTTATGTCTATCATGAAGGAGCTATAGATTACAACGATGATGAAGGAATACTTTTTAATCAAGATTATCCAATTACCAGACTTGATGTAGGTAGATATTTATTTGTTATTACAAATGATATTAGATATTTAGAAACTACTTATTCTATAGGATTAAACGTGTCAGTTTTAGACTGGAGATTTGTCAATGAAAATATTGAAGAACAAATTGACTTTGGATTAATAACTGCTCAACAAGTAACTAGCAATGTCAACTTTGGTAATATTTAATTTATTTGCTGTGGAATATACATAGAGTCTGGATTTTGAGCAAATCCTGGATCTTTGGTTTCCGGCATAAATGATCTAGGTGTCTTCTTAGCTTTATCTAATGCCTTTGCATATGTTTTTTTTGATTCTTCATATCTTTTCGCTGCTGCCTCCTTTGCCGGATCATTTGCTAAAGATCCTCCCATGCTAGTTCCAGTACCTGTCCCCGGTCTTGTGCTACCAAAACCTGACATTGAGCCAGGAACTGTATCAAATGTTGATCTTCTATTGGATTTAATTGGAAAAGCTCTCGGTGTTTCTTTAAAACTCGTGTCTGGAGATCCACCTGCCGGTAGAGAGGATAAATAAGATGCAGCTTCCTGCATTTGTATACCTTTATCTCTAGCACCCATTTCCGCAGCTGTTCCAACAGTATCATATCTTTGATCCACTAAACGATTATATTCTTTTTCAGTCCTACGCATAGATTCTGCTAGGTCTTTATAACTCTTTTGCGGAACTATTGTTTGAAAAGCCTGTGGGTTCGACTCTTCTGGCATTATTATTGTAGGAGGTGATGGTCTGCTTCCACCCATTTTACTTTTTAAATTTTACTTCTATAGTGATTCTATCCGAAACAAACTCATACAAATGATTAGCTCCGACGTACCCAACAGGGAGCAAGAACAAAATCAAGATCAATTCAGCATAAGTAATAGGGCGACGCATGACAAACAATATCCATATCATTCCGATATTAGCCAACTTCTACATAGTCTGTCTACTTTAGATTTGCAAGGCTTATGTACATTACAAGAAATGTTATTAGCTAAATCATTTTGGGAAGCTACAAATTATAGTGGTTCATTAGAAAAATGTAAAAAAAGATTGACTGAACTATATGGTGAGGATTGGGATGAGTATGTAAAACTCAAAGATCATTTTACGAGTCTAAAGTATTACTATATATGGGCTTTACTAATTAGTCATAGACAACAATGGAATGATATTAAAAAGTAAGCTAGTATCTGAACAGATAGTGTCCTCATATGGAAGCACAACAATTAGAGGACTGGGTAGATATCTTAGATACGACAAATTATGCACCACACAAAGACCCTGATAATCTCTATCAGAGCTATCGATTTGTTGATTTAGATATAAATTCAGTAACAACTAAAAATTTTAGAAAAAAATTGTGCAAATCCTTGATTGAACAAGTAGAAATATTTATACCTCCCTCTGGTAGTTTTAATAATCAAGATCTTAGAAGATATTTAGAGTTAGTTTCAAGCTATGAAACAAGCACTAAAGATTTAATATTAGGCTTATCACTGGCAGATCAAATAAGGTTAACTTTCAGTGATATGAAAACTAGTACAATTTGTGATAGATATCCAGAAATAAATTTAGCTGAAAAAAGAAGATATAGATGTGTGGCAGAGTATTTAATTAGACAAGGTGAATTAACTAAATTAAGAGATAAAAACGGTAAATTAATTAAAAAAATAGGAAATATGCAAAAGGCTGTAGTACTTTACAGACCACTACCAAAATTATTAGAAACACTTAAAAAATCGGGATTAGGGGATCTAATTAAAATTGACAAAGATAAAAAAAATGATAAGAATGTAACAGATGGAGTAAAAAATGACTAGCAGAAGAAACCAACTATTAAAAAAATTAATTGGTACAGCAATAGGAGAGGATGAAAAAAAGCTGTATAAATTAACTATAGAAAGAATATGTGCTGATATGTGTGATTATTATTTTAGATTTTATAACAAAGAAGGTCCTGGAGCTATGGTTTATGTACCAGACCACAAAGATGAGAAAAAATCTATGTTTTATTTAACAGTTAATAACCTTATTACGGCAGTGGATGACCTTAATAAGCGTGATATGGAAGGAGCTGCAGACGTAATGAAGCAAGCTATAGTCAGAGCAGAAAAATTAGATCCTGATAAAGAAGCTTTATTTATAATTCAAGATGCAAAAGAAATGTCTCTTGTTCACTATAAAATAGATTGCGAAGGAACTGGTTTTAAAATAATGTGACCAAAGGATCATGGGGTGCTAGTAAAAGATCTTTAGCACAAGTAGATCATATAACTCATGATTGGTTAACTCCATGTGAATACATTCCCTACATAGATGCATTACTTAAAAATATAGATTTAGATCCATGCTCTACATATGATGCTAATAATCAATTTTTAAGAGCAACAAAAATATATACATATGAAATAGATGGTTTAAACATTGAAGAGCCTTGGACTGGAAAGACTTATTTATTTCCTCCAACATATGGCAGATGTTCTTTTGCAGAAAAAAGAGGCACATGGAGATGGAGTGTTTCTGCAGGAAGAGGTGCAAAGGCTCCCTCTGTTATTTGGTTTAGGAGATTACTTAGGGAATGGAAACTTAGAAATATACCAGAAGCTTTATTTTTTACTACATACCCTGAAATGATTAGAACATGCCCAGAAATGTGGGATTTTCCAGTGTGTGTCCCAACAGATAGAGCTAATTTAATACACGGTAACAAATTCGAATGTTTAGAGTCACCTATAAATTGGGGATATTTTATTTATTTACCTGAAATAAATTTAGGATTTAATCAAACAGAAAGATTTAAAAATATATTTTCACATATAGGTAAAGTTATTTGTTAGTCAAGCATTTGTCTAGGAAAATTTGTGTCCCTTAATTGACCAATATAAGTTTTTAAAAAATTTTTTGAACTATTATTATCCACAGCAGGTCTTACTCCCCTCCTGTCAGGACTGATATCTTTTTTGGAATTTAACGACTTATAAAATCTATAGCGATTGTCAACGTCGTAACTTTGGGTAGACTGAGGTTTCATAAGTTTATTCTATTGGAGATTAACATGGCAATGAATCAAACCGAAATAAAAATCAGTGAAGTCTGTGATGATATTAAAGAACTTTTAATTCACAAAAATAGAAAATATGGTAATTCGGCATTAGAACCAAACAGAATTTTTAGTAAATGCTCTGCAACAGAACAGTTATTAGTTCGTATAGATGATAAATTAAATCGAATTATGAAGGGAGCTGGACTCTTAGCTAATGATGAGGATGTTGTAAATGATCTTATTGGATATTTAGTACTGCTAAAAATAAGTATGGCATCTGATCAAAACGATGAAATCCATGAAACAGCAAGATCACTCTTCGAAAATGGAAACATTGAACTTAAACCACGAGATATCCTCGATCATGACCGAGACTTCGATTAATTACAAAGAATTTGAAAAAAATTATAGTCGAGAACTTTTACTAATGGATTGTATTGATTGGCTTAAGGATCGACCTTACGACGCAAAGGAGATCCTAGACCACTTGGAGTACTGTTCCAGTATCGAAAAAACTGACGAAGTATGTCCCCAGATGGGTCAAGTTCTTTAATTTTTTTTTCTAAATATTCAATACCTTTAATTTGTGTGGCAGATCCGTTATAAGTTTCCGCAATATTTAATAGACAAACCTTAGCATGGCATTTATGGCGATAGAAGGTAGGTATTTCTTTATCTGGGGCAAAGTACATATCTAACTCTGTACGCCTCCTATCGATCATCAGGTCGCCTCCTGACATCCATATACGATTAATATAGGGACTCCACTCTTTTATTATTTTATTTTTAGACCCGTAACTGTTTATTAAATCAAGTAATTTACAAGATTTAAATGAACATAAACCAATACTATGAGCAAAACTCAAAAGGGCTGCTCGTTTATTTTTATTTAAATTGACAAAAATGTATTGCTCAACATCTTTTGCAAAGCCCTTTAAATCTTCATAAAATTGTTTATCAATGTCATCTTGAGTTGCTTTATCATTAGCATCCAAGTAATGATTATCTATAATTTCACTCCCATAACCTATTCTCCAAACACTTTCACCAAAATCTTTATATGCAGCATATTTACCCATTCCTAGATAAGTTCTAGGAACAGTATATTTTTTTGTTAATTGATAACCTTTTTCAGTAAATAAAGAATATTTATGGGACGACAACAGAACCGTTATAGCTTACTTCAGAATAACCATCTAATTCTAAAAGTACAACATAGTTCTTGGCAGCATTAGTTACTGTGACACCTACAGCTCCCTTACCCTTACCAGCTTTTGCTATGTCAAAGAATTTTTGAAATCCAGTAGGAGCACTACCTGTGGCAAAAGCATCTTCTTGAAATATTTGAATTGTATTTACACCCTCTGATCTATCAATAGTCACTTTAATGTCCCCTGTGCTCCCAGGATTAACCCTAAATCCTCTTACCGCATCACCTTTATTACCTGCTGCTGTAGGTCCGAGATATGTAATCTCAGATCCAGCATCAACACTGAATCTATCTAGAGTTGCCTCAATCGTTCTTGTAGCCATGTTTCTTAAGAAATTTGCCCTTCAGTAGAGAGCTGGAATTGAATGTTGGCATCAATGCCATGATCCTTCAGTATGCCGTAAAACATCTGACGATCTAATGCTTTTTGATGTAAAAGCTCGATAAATGCCTCTTCCAATTCTACTCTATCTAAAGATTGTATCGCCAAAGACGCAGCATGAATAGAAAATTCAACATTTGTCGGAAGGTTAAGATCCATATAAATAAAAACCTTTATACATATAGTACCAACAGTGAATTAATCAGCAATTAATTTAGTTTATCAGAATCTTTTCGTGTTAAAAAAAGTGTTCCCACCCCATATGTGCTCCCAAATAAGATGATGAAACTGACAGCGACTACTTCCATAATCCTATTTAGCGTCTAAAATCATTTTAGGACTACTAAAACTTAGGGTGAAAAACGATTACATAATAGAAAGATTTATGGAATGTGCCTTAAGTGGTGCTAGTAAAACGCAAGTGATACGTGAATTTAAAAATACATATAAATTAAATGATGAAGATATTAAATATTTGTTTAAAGTTTGTTCTTTTAAGAAAAAACCAAAAAAAATTAATTATTTAGATTTTTATAAAAATAGATTAACTACTCAATGTGAAAGAATTAAATATCCATTTACTCAAGTATATAAACACGAAAATTTTCTAACAGACAACGAATGCACTGATATGATTACTTTTATAGATTCTCGACTAACAGCATCTACAGTTGCAGATCCAAATGATTCCTGCCTTGTGAATGATTACAGAACAAGTCAATCGGCAAGTTTAGGATACTTTGAAGATGAATTTTTTTTAAATATTGATAAAAAATTAGTAAATTTGTTAAATTTAAATCCTTTTATTGGGGAAAATATGCAAGGTCAAAAATATGCAATAGGAGAATATTACAAAGAACATCATGATTTCTTTGCTCCATTTACAGCTGAATACAAAACTTATTGTGAATGGATGGGTCAGAGAACTTGGACAACAATGATATATCTAAATGATGTTGAAGATGGGGGAGAAACTTATTTCAAACATCTTAATTTAAAGATAAAACCAAAAAAAGGCTTATTAATTGCTTGGAATAACTTATTTTTTAACGGAATTCCAAATTTTAAAACGCTTCATGAGGCTTTACCACCTATTAGTGGAGATAAATATATAATTACTAAATGGTGGAGAAGTTGGAGTCTTATTTAATTACCACTTAACTTTATGTGACCAATATCTAGCTGACATTTTACTAGGATTCTTATCTTGAGCATTATGTCTAGCATAATAAGATTTCTTTCTTGCTTTTTCTTTAGCAGTTTTTGGATTTTTACCAGCACCTTTGACACCTTGCTGACCAAATCTTATTAGTTTTTCTTTGCCATTATCACATGCTTTTACTACATGAGATTTTGTTTTATGATTAGGAGTCCTTCTAGGTTTATTACATTTCAAATGTTCTTTTGAAAGTTTTTTAGCTTTTGCCCTCTTTGACATCAGTTCTTTCTTTATTACAAGTCATATATGTCATTGTAACTTGAAGATGCCATTGGGTTTTATAGATTATTTCTTGTTAAATAATTTTTATCTCTCCTGATTGTATTTTAGAATTTAAATCTTGGCCTGGTTTACCATACAAAGCAGTATCTCCTTCTTTTAAGGATCTTGCTTCTACCAAAGCATCATTTTTTGCTTGTTTCTCTTCCTGTAACTCTTTTGCATACTGCTTTGCAAATGCTTTAGCTTGGTCTTCAGGAAGCTGCCCATCCAATGTAGAATTCATTTGTGATATATGGTGTTGCTGTATCAGGGGAGAGGATTTTAATAGAGTTATCTTGATCCATCCACTGCTTTATCTTATCAAGTCTCTCCTCTTGGTAAAACTTATATGTGGGATTGTACCAATCTTTTAAAAGATGTGATCCTTTTAATCTATTACATTTGGAACAAGAACAAATCATATTTGACTTAACATTATGTCCACCTTTAAATTTTGGAAGTATATGATCAATAGTTGCTGTTTTGTTATCTAATACTTTGTCACAGTAAGCACATTTCCAATTCCAAGATTCAAATATACATTGTCGAAATTTATGGCGAGCATTTTTTGGAGAGAGTTCAATTAAATTTGCTAGAAGATCTTGCTCGCAGTGAATCACATGTACCTTGCAACCTTGTAGAAACTTTATGCTGCATAAACTTACACAAGTGTATTGATTATTCCATTAATGAAATTAACTCCACCTCTTCTTCTTTTTCATAGTCTGCATCTTCGAGAAGTCTTAATAAATAATAATGAATTTTTTCTGTTACCCATTTAAGATCTTCATCTTTTACGTCATTAAAAATAGCATCTAAAGACAAATCTTTTGGTGGAGTGCGTAAATGATCTGCTAATAGTTGTAAGGCTTTATATCTATCTCTATTCATCTCCCTTAACATCTTAATCACCACTTGCCTCTGGCACAACTTCAGCTGTAGCTTCATCAGCTGGTGTGGCTTCTTTAATTAATGAAGTTGAAAATTCTTTTGCACCTAAAACCTTTAAATAGGTATTTTTGGCAGTGGCTAATTGAGTTTCTAATTGTTGAATTTGATTTGCTAATGTGGTAGCTTGTTCATCTAATTGCTTGTCAAAATCTTTAAGCTTGTCCATTTCTAATCCACAAGACATGTTTAATAAGTAACTATTTAGAGTATAACCCTAGAATAACTTATTAACAATCATTAAAATCTCTGGCTATCTGTCCACCTATATCTGCTCCTTTATCCTGACCAAACATAGTAATCCATCCTGCAGCTATCCAACCTATTATTGGAATGTTAGTAACAGCTGGAGCTGCCTTGACACCTACAGAGGCTCCTACAAGCCTTCCTGTAGACTCTCCGCTTCCTTCTATCTTGTAACATGCGATCTCTTTGTCTGTAGGAGTAGATCCTTCTTTAGAGGTATCTGAGTTCATTATCTCACCGTTCATTGTAAATTCTTTACTAATTATGATTTTTTCTGTCTTATTACCAAAAAATCCTTTAGGTGTTTCAGATCTTCTTACACTATTTAAAACCTTGGGATCATTAGCCATATAAGAAATTTTATATCCGAATTCAGAAGCATCTACCTGATATGTAGTGTAGGGACCTACAGGTAAATTAATTACAGGAAGATTAGTTTTATTAGATAAATTACTTATTAAACTTATATTTGATACTCCCAAAAGGGAAACTAATCCAATAGTTCCCCAGTTTCTTTTTGGTCTACTATACATTCTTTTTATTAATATCTTCAGTCACTATTTTAATAGGAGCTTGTTCAATACGCAATATTTGTGTAGTTACTCCTGATGAAGCTAACTTAGTTCCTTCTTTCTCATCTTTTTTCTTCTTACCACCTGGGGTAATATTAAAGGTGGCTAGGCATCCTGTAAATACCGAAGCGATAAAAGTTATATCCTTAACCTCTCTATCTTCAGTGATACCAGGTATTGTGATGTAGTTTAAAGAAATTATAAATCCGGCCCACACCATTACGCCAAGTCTAATCAAAGTACCTAAAAAGGCCATTTGTTCTTCTTTGTCATCCATGTTTTCTTTTATTTTCGAGAAAACATTCTTCTTTTCTTTTGGATTTTCTGTCATTTTTTTATCCCATACATACTAAGTTTACCTTCATGTAAACTTATAGGTACTAAGCCCTAGTTTTAGTCAAATGTTAAAGTATTTTTCACTATTAATAATCTTATTAACCCCTAGTGTAAAAGCCGATATTACTCACTCAATTAGCTCATCGGTAAAACTAGAGGTTTCAGCAGCAGCAACCGCTGCAGATCGCATTGGTAACTCTATGAGTATAAGTGGCTCTGGGGTCAATACTACCGATGGAACAACAACAGGTAGCGTAGGCGGTCTAGGAGCAGCCACAAATGGCGTAAATGCTTACACACCAATCACTGCAAGCCAATTGACTTCAGGCGACGCTTTCTCATTTTCGAGTAGTTATACTGCCGGTGATACGGTAGCAACTAGCTTAACGGTTGGTGAGACAAGCCCATTCGGGGATCTTACAAGCACATCGGCTGGTGTAGCAGGCTCATTAGCAGGTACTATTGATACTAAAAATGATATTACAATAACTGCAGGAGGAGCAGGCACCACGGTTACTGGTCAATTTGTAGTTGGACTTACCCTAGACTAGTGAAACGGTTCTTATTACTGTTTATATTTTTACCTGTCCCTTTAAAAGCCTCACCTATCACTGGAGCCTTCACAACTGGGACTATGAATTCTACTACCACGACACAGCAAACTATAGTTGAATCAGTGGTTTCAAAAGACTATAATTCAGGATATACCTATAGTGTTTCAGGTACTGGCGTAGAACTACAAGACAGCGGTAGTATGATACCAAGTGCTGTTCAAACGAATGGAACTACAGATGGAGTTAGTTACTCATGGACTGGTTTAGATTTCAGTACAAAACCAACCTTCGTACAGACAGAAAACGGAGCTCCCTTCCAACTAACGGAAAGTTATATGGGGCCAGGGCTCTCCAACGTCACAACTATAAATCGCCAAATAACCGTGGAAAGCACAACAGTCACGCAATCAATTTTTCAAAAATAGCATTAGTTTTACTGCTCTCTCCTACATCAGTATTAGCTAATGCAGTAAGTCAATCAAATACTGGAAGTGTTACAAATCAAAATTATAATGTCAATAATGGGAGTTTTCACACCAATCAATATGGAGGAAATATAGTCTGTCAAGGAGCTATGATGAACATCACTCCCTTTTCTACATTTAATTCAAATTTTCAGAAACCTTTTGATCACAGATATGAAACTCCAGTATATGATCCAACAGATATAAAGGGTGATTTTGATGATGATGGTAACCCTATAGGAGATGGAACTCCTGATAATCCTGGTAATATTCTTTATTATCAACAAAATTATTCAGGAACTAATAAAGATGCATATTCCTTGGGCACAGGGATTACTCTAAATTTTTCTATACCATTAGATAGGGAACTAGGTAGACAATGTAAAGCTGCAGCTAAAACTCAAATTAATATTCAAAAACAAAAACTTAAAAACTTAGAACTTGAATGGCATGTCGCTAGGGTAAAACACTGTGGAGAATTAATGCAAAAGGGCATAAACGTAAAAAAAGGAACGGTCTTCCATTCTGTCTGTGCTGATGTTTATCTTACCCCTCAACCTAATCAGATTGAGAAGCATTATCATTCTTTTTCTTCCGAGAAGAAGTAATTTTTTTAACAATATTCTTCGTAAGTCCTTTAATAACATTTACTAAAATAGGACTGGAAGCTGCTATCGAGGCTATTATTATTGTGTTTATGACTAGGGTTGGTTCTGGTAGCCATTGGTCAACATAGGACACATCTTCCCAAATGGTTAAGCATTCGGTTTTTGATTCGTTATAGCGAAACTCTTTAACTTTCTCTAATCTTTTTTCATTGGCAAATGATCCTACTCTAAGCTTTGAATTAGGATCTGGACATGGAGGAAAAAATATCTTTTTTTCTTTTTTTTCTGGAATTTTTGTTTCTTTTGTTTCTTTTATTATTACTGGTTCTTCTTTTTTCTTTTCTTCCTTTACATCATTTGAATAGATCATTTTTGACCTATCAAATTGTAAAGGCATAATTTCTGCTACTTCACCCCAAGGGCAATTCCAAAAAGATCCTTTAGGGTCATCATTTATAAGATTAGAATTTTTATCCGCATCACGATGAGTTTTATAGCATCCTGGAAGCATTAGAGATGGTTCACTAAAAGAAGGATGGATTACGTAATCTCCAAATACTCTTACTGGCTCTATAACTTGAACAGGTATATGAGGTATAGATATATCAGGTACACCTATAACAGGGATGGTCATTTAAATGGTATTGATACTCCTGTTTTTGTTGGCAATTCATTTTCTATTGCTTTTGGGAGAACATTTTGTATATCTCCCATGATTTTGTTTTTAATTAATTTTTCAAAATTATCACTAGTTAAATATTTATAGCCATAGATACCAACTCCTATTATTGTTAAAGTAAGAACTCCTGAAGCTACAGCGATAGCGTTAAAAATTTTTTGCATTTTTTAAAGTATTTATTTAAATATTATCAAGATGTTTTTAATGTAGCAATAATTATTATGAGCTTGGTTTATCTGCTATCAGTCTAGCTTTCCACGTAGCTTTTATATCATCAGTCCATACAGCGTTACAAATTGATTTTACTTTTTCTGGTTCTGCTGATAAATCTCTATCTACTAAATTATCAGAACCATCTAACGATCCTGGATTTAAGCTATATCTTTCAAAGCTGGAAGCAATTTCCACTCCATCTTTTTTAACTGCATTTTTCTTTCTTACTTGTACAATGTTGTACTCACCAACAACTTCTATTTTGTCGTATTCAATTGATTCTGTAAGTGCCATTAGGATTAATCTCCAATTAAAACAGGTTTAGGCATAGTTTAAAGACTTGCTAACGGTCTAAGCAGTCCTATAACAAACTGCAAATGATACGTTATAAACTTGATCATTTCCATGACTAATACCAACAGTTAAGGTATTATTTTTTCTAGTACCACTAAAGAGCATATTGTTATTACCTTGCTCCTTAACTGCAACAAGGTCTATTACATCATCAGGAATAGCAAAGTTTTCAAGAGCAATATGACCTATTGACTCAAATTGTTTCCCACCAGATTTTGAAACAAACGGCATATTAGTTATTAACCAATGCTGACTACCACCTGAAGAAGCAGTAATTTCAGATCGGCCTGAAACAAATACAAGATGACCTATTTTTACATAGTTTCCTCCGTTGTTAGTTCCAAAAGTTATTGAGGTTGGACCACCACCTACACCAGCAAATTGTGGCGTGAAAGTTCCCTCTTCATAGTCGTCAAGTGCGTTATCTGCTGACGTGTCTCCGTTAAACTTTAATCCATCACTATCAAATCTTACTCTTTCACTAGATCCAGTTGAAAAACGCATGGTATCATCACTATGTATATAATTTATCGCTCCAGAAGTGTCATCACTAGCGTCAGCAAATCTAACACTACTTGCACTAGCACTTCCTAAAGTAATTCCAGTTTGATTACCTTGATTATTTGCACCAATCTGTAAATCATCAGCATTTGTTGATCCATGCGAAGATGTAGCTCCACCTGTTAATAACCTCCCAGACGAGTCTATAAGAAGGGCATTATTATTTGCGGTAACAAATTGTAAGTCGTCTGAAGAAACTGTTCCAAATAATGCAACATTATTAGTATTATCTAAATTCAGTTTTAATTGTATTCCTGATGTTGAGTGTTGTGCATAAAATATTGATCCACTTGTATCCTCAATACATAATTTATGACCAAATTGATTTGTAACTGAAGAACCTATACCTACGTTTCCAGACGAATCTATACGCATACGTTCTGAACCAGCAGTTTCGACTGTGACTGTATCGGCTGCTGGGAATCTTATCTTTGTGTTTGTATCACCAGAGTGAATAATACTATCACCGATAGTAACGGAATCATTAGTTGTAGATATTGCCTGAGATCCAAAATCTGGACTAATCTTTGTACCTGCAATAGCAGCTGAGTTATTTACCTTGGCATTTGTTACGGCCTGATCAGCTATCTCAGCTCCTGAGATTGTTCCACTTGCTGCAGCTGTAATTCTTCCCTGAGCATCAACTGTAATGTCAGCAGTCGTATAACTACCTGCGGTAACCGCTGTATCAATTAATTTAGAAGCACCTATCGTGTCATCGGCTACAGTTGCTGTATTTATTCCAGCTCCTAATATCAATCCAAAGAAACTAAGACCGGCTGCTGGAGCTGTAGTAAAAGTTATGGTACTCGCAGCAATTGTATAATCTGTTCCGGGATTCTGTAAAACACCACCAAGATTTATTAGTATGTTATTTGCACTTTCTGGACTTACATTTGATGAGGAAACTTGAAGGGTAAATGCAGTAGTGCTGCCATTAAAACCACTTGATATGTCATCAACTTCTCTATTCTGACCTGGTACAGGTTCTGCTCCTATGTATGCCATCTAAATAACTAGTTTTGATATATCTAGTTTAAAATGGCTAATTTTACCAAGGTACTCCAGTGGCTGTAGTTGGTGTTTTAGCTTCAGTAATTTGATTAGCAATACTTGTTTCTATTGCAGTAACTTCATCAGCTCCTATTGCAGCCTTCGCCCATGCAATAGCATCAGATTCTTTAATGTCACTATAAGCAGTAAAAGATGATGAGTCAGCCTCAGCTAAACCTACAGAACCATATGAGCTTCCTGTATATGTATCTTCACCAACAGTCTCACTTTCCGAAGCAGTCCAATGAACAGTAGTCACGACATTAGATAAACTTCCTACTGTTTTTGTTGAATCAAGAGAAACAACACCCCATGTAACAGCCATTTTTTAAAAAATAATCAATATATTTTAATTTTACTTTGACTTATTTTTAAGCTGCTTTTAATGCTGCAACTTCTGTTTCTAACACCTCTATTTTTGCCATAGCTTCCTGTAAACACTTCATTGCTTTCATATAAAGAATAGAACTTTTTACATGTTTTGTAACAGTGCCTAAATCTTCATTTGTATCTGGATCTCTATCTGGAATATCTTCAACTAAACCAGCAGAAACAAGTTCAATTTCTTGTGCAACAACACCTAACATTTTTTGTGTTGGATTATCTTTAAAATTAAAATTTCTAAATTTTATTGCTTTTATGTCATCCCATTGAGATTTTGCATCAACAATATTTTCTTTTAATTTTATGTCAGATATTCCACCAAAAGAATTATTACGACTTTGGAAAGAGCCATTTCGTAAAATTAAACCAGCAGTTGCACTACCACTTGAAGCTTGTATTAAAGCATTTGAGTCATTACCATCATCACCTGTCCGGACTCTTATACCAAATTGTTGTGCTTGCGTACTACCACTATGCTGAAACCAGTGAATATGTTGATTATTTGTATTAGTGAAACTTTCATGATAATTTCCAGTAATATCTACATAGTTACCTTCAGTTGAAGCTTTAAAGTGACCAGTATGTGTTATTCTTACTGCTTCAGTAAAAGTATTTGCTGCTGACCTTCTATAAAAAACGTGTTGATTTCCAGTGCCTGGGTTATTAGGACTTGTATGACCATTTGCATAATATCTAATACCACCACCAAAAACATCACTTGTTGGATTACCACCTACTATTTGTATCGCAGCACCATTTAAAGCATCATTAAGGGTTGGTGCTGAGGTAGAGTTAGTTGTTAACCCTGCCCCTGCTGTAATAGTCAAACTTTGACTTCCTGCAGATACAGTGTGCCTTTGTATAATTGGAAATCTATTTGCTGTTCGACCAACCATTAAATCATTTCCAGCGACAACACCTGCCACTTCAACTTTTTGATCTGGATCTGTAATTCCAATACCTACGTTTCCAGACGAATCTATACGCATGCGTTCTGTATTGGAAACTGTAGAAAAAATTACTGCTCCATTAGACTCACCTGCCCTTAATTCAAGGATGTTATCACTGTTACGATATTGTATAGCTCCTGAGACATGAGCATCTTCAGCATTACTAAAACAGATTTGTCCGAAGCTATTATCATCAGTGCTTATAGTCAGTCCAGTATTACCAGATCCTCTTATAACGAAATTATCAAAACCACCGTTATATGAACCTGGACTTGTTGTACCTATACCAACTCTTCCAGACGAATCTATACGCATACGCTCTGTTGCATTTGCAGTGAACGACATAAAATCGCTACCAAAGTTATAACGTATCTCACCAATATTATCGTCAGTGCCATCAGCAAACATTATACGTGCATAGTCAGCTGGATCTCCTTCTAATTTAAAATGAACTGGATCACCTGATGCACCTTTAACTTCCAAATTACGTGCTGGACCTGTTGTACCTATACCTACATTTCCAGACGAATCAACTCTTAGTCTCTCACTACCAGCAGTTTCTATCGTTACTGTATCAACAGCTGGAAATCGTATCTTTGTATTTGCATCTCCATTATGAATAATACTGTCAGGAATAATTAAATTACCAGAGGAAATAGTTATTCCATTACTATCAAAATTAGCTATCTCAGTAGCATCAGAAACAAAACCTACACTACCACCGCTTTTTCTAAATAGACCACTATTTTCATCCCCTATGAACGTGATAGATGGAGCACCCAAACTACCTGCAGGGAAGTTACCACCTGCATTTAGGTAATCAGCAGTCGCATATATTATTCCAAAAAATGCATGCCCATTTGTAGGAGCAGAACTAAAAACTATATTTGTACCAACTAAATTAAATCCTGAAGCTCCAGTAGGATCAGGTTCTTGAATAACTCCGTTTACTGATATTAAAACCTGTTGAGGTGATTTTGGAAAAGGAACTGGAGCTGAACCAGCAACTTGTAATGCAAAACTTGTGGTGCTGCCGTTGAATCCACTGCTTATGTCATAGCAGATTAAACTAGAAGTCTTCTTTATTTCTTTAATTATTTTAAGCTCAGTAAATATGGGAACTTTCTAACTGTTAGGTCCAGAAGTAGAGGGCTGCGTCGGCCAAGTAACATCTGTAATTACTGTGTATGTCTGAGGAATATCTCTTAAATTTTGCCTATATGCAGACCATTGTGCTTGATCTACTGAGCATCCTGGTATAACTGTCCAATCTGTAGATTTTAAAATATAATCTCTTTTTTTTCGAATATTTTCCCAAGTAGAGTCATCTAATTCTAAAACTCTTTCACCGTAAAGTATAATTTCAATAGCCTCAACCTTTGCCTTAAGTATCTCAAAATTATCAGATAAATTTACAAGGTCGTTATTTACTGATAATCCCATTTTATGTCTGCTCTAGATAACTTATTGCTACATCAATAGCACTAGCGGTATCAGTTCTAACCCTAAGAACATCACTACTCTCCATAATTACTTTTGATCCACTAATTAATTCAAGCGAAGATCCTGCTGGTATCGGTGCGTTTCTTAAAAGAAAAACGTCATCACCTGTATTCGTCACTAAGAAAACATCTACATCAGCACTAGCTCCTGTCTTATTTGCAACTAAAATACTTAAAAGAACTAATGTAGCAGAACCTCCTGCTGATAAGACATTCGCATTTGAACTCGTATGTGCATCTGTAACACAACTTGATTTTGTATCGACTTTGAAGGTGTTTGCCATATTATCCTAAAGCAATAATTAATGCTAAGTTTTCTCCGGAATCGAAATTACCTGTGACTGATAAAGATCCATTTACTTGGACATTACCTGTAAAGGTAGCAGCTCCATTAGCATCTATTGTAAGATGAGTAGACCCACCAGTTACGAGAGCAATTTCATCGGAAGCTGGACTAATTATTCCTGTATTAGGATCTCCTGCAAATTTTAATGCACAGTTTGTTGTTGATCCTCTTTCAAATTGTGAATTAGAACCATCTTGTCTTAAAACTGGAAAACCACCATTTGTTATTGCATCATGTATAACAACAGTTTTTAATGAAGTATCTACAGTTACTTCACCATCTGCACCTTTAAATCCTGAGTGCTCAGCTGTTGTTCCTCTTCTAAATTGAACTTGGGTTGCCATAATACTATCCTAACGCCACTGCTATTGCGGTAGCAAAACTTTCAGTTGCTATAGTTGAATCTACAGCCACTGTAACTGTGTTACCAGAAGCACTTGTATCAATTCCAGTGCCTCCTGATAGCTGTAGAGTTTCAGAATCTAAATCGATAGCAATCGTTCCAGAATCTGTGGTTATGTCGAGATCTTCAGCGGTAATCTGAGCTTGGACATAAGCTTGAGTTGCAATTGTTCCATTTGAATCAGGAACTACTAACGTCCTTGTTGTGCTTCCTGATATAGAAGAGCAATCTAGGGCTAGTATTTTTGTATTATCACTATTATTTCTAACTCTAAATCCGCTGTCATTTGTTACTACAGCGGTTGAAGTTATGGAAGCCAATCCAGTAAATGTCGTGGCACTTGCTCCTAAAGCTACAGCTGTGCTTCCAACCGTCACAGTACTGTTTGCTAATTGAGCATTTGGTATGGAACTTGTCCCAAATTGTCCAGTTCCACTGTTATAAGTTAATCCCGATCCGGCAGCTACACTTAAAGATCCTAATAAAACTACGGTACCTGTTGAATCTGGGAATGTAATTGTCCTATCCGCTGTTGGATTAGTTACGGTAAGAGTTGTCTCAAAATCATTTGCACTAGATCCTTCAAAAACAATATTTCCACTTGCAATTTTTATTGAATTTGCTGCATCAGCTGTACCTGAAATAAGTGTTGTACCAACTAAAGTTGTAGAGGTTAAAGAAGATAAACCAGTAAATGTAGTTACTGTTCCTCCAAGACTGATAGAAGTTGATCCAATAGTAACAGCCGAATTAGCTAGGTTACTGTTAGCAATTGAAGATGCAGTAGATAATATTGTTCCAGTCTCATTTGGTAAGGTTAGAGTTTTGTCTCCACCTGTTGCATCAGTAGCAGTAAGAATTGTTTCATTTGCATCTGCTGTAGATCCTTCGAAAGTAATATTTCCACTAGCTAACTTTATAGAGTTTGCTGCATCAGCTACACCTGATATTAAGGTTGTTGAGGCTAAAGAAGTTAAACCTGTAAAAGTTCCTTGCGAACCTCCGAGTGCAACTGCAGTGCTTCCTATTGTTATGTCATCATTAGCAAGTTGGCTATTTGGTATTGCAGATGTTCCAAATTCTCCAGAACTTGAGTTGTAAGATAATCCTGATCCAGATGCAACACTAAAATGTGCCCTAGCTTCGGAGGCTGAAGGACCTGTGTATGTGATTACTCCCGAAGTGCTGTTGTAAGCTAAAGAACCATCTCCACCACTGTCGGTTACTGATACGGATCCTCTAGCTCTAGATGTTGTGAAATATTGATTCGAACCTTCACTTAAATCAGTTGTACTATTTCCAGCAAAATCTAATTTATCAGAAGAAGAATTTAACTCCTGAAATAG